GACGCAAAGTGCCTTGAGCGCCTGCGCTGGCGTGTCGGCTTCAAATTGGAAGCGGCACTGACCCAGCTTTTTGCGGAGTGCGCCGTAGACCTTAACGACTTTCATGCCGCAGGACTCGGGCGGTGCTCTTCAAATAATAACCGCCGTACAGATCACGGCTACTGAGTCGGCCTTGTAGGTGGTGCAGGATCAACTGGTCGCCCAAGTAGACGGCAGCGTGGTTGGGCAGTGGTGATGCAAGCTGCATCAAGATCGCATCGCCGTATTGCAGTTCTTCCAGCGGGATGGGGTAGAAGCCTTCGTTGGCGAAATTGTCTAGGTATAAATTCTCACCCCGTAGCCAGAACTCGTCACGGCGGTCGTAGTCGCTCAGGTTGAGGCCAAATTCGCGGTTGTACCAGTCGCGGCACAGCGTGTAGCAGTCCACCACACCAAATACGAACTCGCGCCCCACATAGGGCAATTCAAAGCCTTCTGGTTCGCAGTAGCCCCACTGTTCCGTCTGGGGATTGACGATGTGCCAAGGCAGGCCGGATTTTTCGCAGGCAACGCGGTCGGCTTGCGATGGGGCGTGGTTGGTTTTGGGGTGGCTATGTACCACCGCCACGATTTCGCCCTGTTCCTCGGCGGCAACGTAGTCAACCGGATCCAGCACGAAATGTTCGTCTGGCGTTTCCGCCATGTTGCGACAGGGAAAATACCGCTTGCGGCCTTTGACAACAGCAACCAGCCCGCAGGATTCCCTTGGAAACTCTGTTTTGGCGTGCTCCAGGGCAGCTTCTTGGATGGATTTGCTGAGTTTCATTGAGTCAAACCAGCGCCTGGGAAGGATCCAAAGGGCAACTCGGCAGTTTCACCGAAACGCAATTTGCAGGAGCTGAGGCGTTTGCCGCATTTGTCCTGTGCCAGCGTGCCCACCACGTTGTCATTGATGTCCCAGTAGTTGCTGCCGGTATAGCCGCACTCGGTACTGCGGTATTTCCACTGGCAGATGTTGGCGATGATTTGACGCTTGGGGATCATCACGCCAGCCAAGTCGAATTTGCTCGCCAGTTCAAAGCTCACCGAGTCGCGGTTTTCGCTTGCTTTACGATCCACGTACCAGACCTCATCTGGGAATTTGGCGTGGGGATCTGCTGCAGTCTCGCCGTCAAGGTATTTCTTTAGAGTGCGGATCCGCTTGACCGTGGCGCCACCAAGATCATTGCCGGGTGTAGTGGCGTTGACCAGCAACAGCAGGGTGGTCATGGTGCCATCCAAGTTGCTGATGGTCAGCGTGGGGCGCGGCAGGGTGCCGGTGTTGCTGTACTCAAAGCCTTCAGCCTTGACGGGCAGGCGGGTGTAGGCATTGCCGTTCCACGTGATGTTGCCGCTGACGTTGGCATTGCAGCCGTTGTGCCAGCGATAAGTGTCGCTGCTGCCGTGCAGGGTGGTGTCCAGCGTCATTTCGAACAGTTCAATGATGGCGCTTGGTGCCAGTGCGGCCAGCTCCTCGTAGACGCTGCTAATCGCCGTCCAAACGACCGTGCCATCCGTGATGGTGCTGCCAATGTCGGTTGGCCAAGCGGGTTGGGTGCTGGAGCTGGTGCCAGCCGTGGCGCACTGGAAGACGAGGCCGGATGCCTGCAGGCTGCTGGCTCGGACAATATCGCCGACGGCGTAAGCAGTGGAACTAGCCCAAGCCGAGTACGCCATCAGGGTTCAAATACTTGGCGGAAGGTGGCCGTAATCGTATTTACGTTGGCGTAACGCAGATCACGCGACCAACTCTCCACAACCCACTTGTAGGCCGTTGCTTCATCCAATGGCGTCCAATCAAAGCTGGCATTGTCAGCAGCGCGTGCATCAAAGAACGCCTCAATGGCATCTGCATCCGTGCTGTCCTTGGCTGTCCAAGTCAGATCCCAAACGCGTGGGTTTTGATTCAACCCATAGGTCAAACGTTGCTCATAGCCATCACCAAACTGCACTTTGCGGACAACAGGTTGGCTTTTGCGTGACGCACCGAAATCAGGCGTGGTGCCGCCTGTACTGGTGCCAACAGTGGCGTCGTTGAAAGTGGCCATTACGCGAGCAAGCCTCCGGGACGTTTCTGCTTGATCAGCTCTTGCTGAACGGCGATGCCGATTGCCTTGCCAAGTGCATTGGCCTGACCGCCGTTACCTTCAACACTAGAACCACTTGCGTCGACGTTCACCACAACGCTGCCCATATCTGAACCACCCTTCATGGTTACAGGAATTGTGCGGCCATCAGGCAGCGGTACATAGGCTTCGGGGCGGCTTCCTTCGCCATAAATCGCCATCTGCGGGCTATTGGCAATGCCTCCAGCGGCATAACGACGCAGATCAATCGGTCCGTTGGCAGTCATGATACCGCCATTGGCAAAACCAAGAAAATTGCCTATCGCGGAGCCACCAGGGAAAAATGTTTTTAGTGTTTGGAAAATTGCAGCTCTCATAAATATTTTGCTCAAATCTAAAAGAACCGATCGAGCGAAATCCGCAAAACTTGCTTTTCCAGTTGTTACAAATTCAGCCAACTGATCTCCAAGTCCAACAAAAGTATTCCCCAATGAAGAACCAAGATTTGCTCCAAGATTCAACGCAGAATCAGCAATTGATTTAAAGGAGGCTTTGAAGTTATCTTTGAAACTTTCCCCAGTTTTAGCGGCGCCTTCCAAGGCTTCCCGCAGTTTTCGAATTGCTTCAAGCAATTCTTCGGATGTCAATATGCCTGCAAATTTTTCAATTACTGCAGCAAGTTGTTTATTTATTTCAACGCGCCTCTTGTCTTCCTCGCTTAAAACTTTTGTTTTTAATTGTGCGTCTGCGATCAAAATATTGATTTGCGCTCTGGCTTGTGCCTCTTCGTCAAGAGCCTTTATTACGTCTGTGCCATACCCTTTAAATGCATTTTCAATTGCCTGCTCTAATTGTTGCTGAGACTGAGCGCCTTGAAGAATTGCTTGATTAACGCCAATCTGGCCGCGTTCAAGTTTTTTTTGTAAATCAAGCTCTCTTTGTAAAAATTTTGAATATTCAGCGCGAATGTCAAGACCTTGTCGCTCAAGGTTTACGGTGTCCAACCCAAGCTGTAATTGTTCATTTGTAAGGTCAATAATTTTTTTGCGCTTTTTCTCTTTTTTATCTGCCGCTCCTTCTGCGTCTAAGCCTGGCGTTGCGCCTTCGCCGGTGCCAAATAAACCAGCACCTGGTTCAAATTCTGGGAAATAGTCTTTGAAATTTTTGGTGTATTCGTTTAAAACATTGGTTACCTTGCCAAATATTTTTTCTGGAGTCGTGCCAAATGCTTCGGCAATTTTGCGCGGAAGAAATAATGCAATATCGCTAAATATTTTAAAAAGACCTCGCGAAAATCCAAACATGGTGCCGCCAATTTTCGCCAATGCTCTTCCAATGTCTCTCGCCAAATTAAACCAAAAAGTCGCAAACCTTTTGATTTGTTCTGAGTTTTGATTTGCCCAACTGATTGTCTTGGCGAGATTATCTTGCAAACCTGCGCCAATTTTCTGGAAAAATCCACCATAGTTTTCGCCTGCGGTATCCAAGGCAATTTGCAAACGGGCACCTGCTTTTGCCGGCGAATCACCAATAATCTTGGCAATCTCGTCGTAATCATCTAATTGCTGCTTGGCGAATTTTACAAAGTCTGCAATTTTCACTTCGCCTTGCTCAAAAGCTTTTGCCAATTCCGGCAGCGTGCGATCAGTGGCTGCAGCAAACTTGGCAACAGCGCCAGGCAAACGTTCACCAATCTGGCCGCCCATTTCTTCGGCGCTTACCTTGCCCTTGCTCAAAACCTGAACGGTGGCGCGGACGATTGCATTGATATCTTCTTGAGATTTACCAAACGCAATGCCAGCGGCAACAACGCCCCTGTAGATCGTTTCTGTTTCTTTCAGGCTCAATCCATTGGCACGCGCAGCTACTGAAACCTGTGCATAACCGGAAATTGTTTCCTTGAGAGAAGTTGCGTAATCGTCGCTTACTTTTCTTGCAATTTGCAAATTCCGTGAATAATCTTCTTGACTGCTAGACGCTTGAGCAAGAGTTATTTTTGCAAGATTGAGATCGTTGTTGTAGTTGGCAATAGCTGCAGACGCTTGCCGCAACGGTCTAATGACCATGCTGCCAACAGCCACGCCAATACCTGCACCAGCAGCAGTACCAGCGCCAGGAATAATGCTTCCCAACGCAGCGCCACCAGCAGCACCAATCAGCTCATCTGGTCCGAGAAAGCTAGCGCCTGCTGCAATTGCTCCAATCCTGCCTCCACCACCACCGCCACGGCGTCCTTGTGCTTTTGCGGCCTGAGCTTCAAACTTCGAGGCTTGAGCAGTAGCCTCCTTAAATTCTTTGCTTGCAATATCAACACTGTTCGCCAACTCACGCCAAGAAGCGGCATAGTCCTTGAGAGTTTTTATGCTATTGGCGCCAGTTTTTTCTTGAACATCGCGCAGTTCATTTGATAAAACTTTGAATTTTGCAGAAGATATCGTTGTTTGATTTGCAAGATTATTTAACTTCGCGCTGAGACCTTGGAAGACCGCTTCGCCCTCAGCCTTGATGCGCAGCTTGATTTCCGAGGTGATTGAACTCATTTGCGGCTCGCATTCAAAACGGAAAGGGCAGCCATTTCCATCACCTGCACGCCCTCAAAGACAGCGACAGGATCCTTGACTGAATACAGCTTACAGAGCCATTCAAGACTCGGGTAGTTCAATCCTGTCAGTCCTGCCATGCTCGTGTGCCATTGCGTCGACATGCGTATGAACATCACCACGATGTCCCAGTTCTCCTCCCAGACCTCACAGTCCTGTTGTACAGCTTGCAAACGTGCAGCGGCAATCTGCTCCTCACTTGCGCCAAGAGCCTTCAGGTCGGCTTCGCGCTCGTCAACTACGCCACCTTTCGCCCAGTACTCAGCAGCGACTTTTAGTTTTTTGCCGGCGCCCCTGTCACGCTGTCGGCATACGCTTGGATGATCGCCTTCATCACATAGGGATCATCACAAAGCTCTTTTTTGTTCTTTGACGTAAAGGGAACAGGCTTGCCCTCTTCATCATTGACGCCCTCCCAGCCTTCAAGGATCCCATCAACAAGAGCGTCATCACCCTTGTCAATGAGATCGTTGAAAGCCGAGCGACTCATCTTCTTGAAGACTGCTTCAAACGTTTGAGTCTCAAAGCGATTCCCGTCAACCGGAGTTTCAACTTTGACTTCCCACTTGTAGGAAGCAGTCTTCTTGAGAACGAAGGCCATGAACAGAGATCAGGTGAACACCAGCGAAGCTTCGTTGTTGCCAGCCGTGGTGGGCAGAGCCAAGTACGGCATGGACAGCGCGATTACGCCGTTAGTATCAGCGTAGCTGCAACCGGTGATATCCGTCTGCGCTGCGTTCAGCGTGACGATGTTGCCAGCAGTGGCGCCCAGCACAAGGCTGGTGGAACCAGTAGCAGCAGCAACGGCCTTGGCGAAAAAGTCGGTGGTGCCGACAGCAGGAGCCTCGATCACAGCCGTACCACCAGGGGCGCGGTTGGTGATGAGAACCTCTTTGTTGGAAGCGGTTTCCTTGTACAGCAACTCGTTGTTCAGTGCCAGATCAAACGATTCAATACGAGCCGAGGTGACACCGTGGAAGGTGGCCGTGGTCATGTTGGTATCGTTGACCTCGATGGCAGCAGCCTGATTGGCGACAGTGAAGGAGCCAGACACGGCGGTGTCGTCAGGAGCGTTGTAAATGCCGATGAACTGGAAGCTGGCAACAGCAAACTGACCGGCAGTCAGGTTGAAGCTGACAGTGCCGCGTGCGCCAGTGATCTTGTGGCGGGTGCCGTCGTAGAAGCAGTAGATCGTGGCAGAACTGAAGCTGCTGCTCACCGGGGCGTAAGTCACCGAGACGCCAGAGGAAGTGGTTTCGCTCAGGCCACAGGACTTCAGCAGCGGACCAAAGGCAGGAGCGGTGCCAGCAGCGCCAGAACCAGCCAGCTCAACATCAAAGGTCACGCTGACGCGCTTGTTGGCAACCAAAGTGCCACGGGTGC